GGAATCGGCTGACTTTGAATTGGGATCCTACGTCAAAGGTTTCGATTTCTGATCGGCATAATTTAAAAAAGTAAGCAAAGTAAAATTTATTTTGAGTCCGGCCTGATTTGGGTCGGATTTTTTTTTGCAATAATTCATTTAACGTATTTTTTTAGATATTTATTATTGGTATTCATTTTATGAATAAATTTAAATATACGCCGTTGATTTTACCATCGGATGACGAGCAGCTTCAAGCCTACATAAAAAATCATCGTTTAGTTTTATTGGAGAACGTAATTGAATCGATTAATCATTCGATTGATAAAAGTTTATCTGTCGTTGAAGTTTTCAAATTTGAGAATAGCGATTTTATTGTTACGTTAGATCGTAAGAATTTTTTATGCAATATTAAAGAGATATATGATTATTGTATTGAAAATGAGCATTATGAGTTATGCAATAAAATTAAAAAAATAAATGTAAGGTTAAACAACAAGTATGAAAAAACATAAACTTATCGATCGTAGTTCACACGTTCATCAGGATAAAAAGATTTCATTAAAAATAAACATAAAAGAACAGCAAATTTTAACTGACAAGCAGAAATTGTTTTTGGAATTGGCGTTAAATAAAGAAAGCAAGATAATTTTTGTTTCTGGTCCGGCTGGCACGAGCAAAACATATCTTGCGATATTGAGTGCGTTAAAGTTATTAAATGATCGTAAGGTTAGTGATTTGCTTTATATTAGAAGTGCGGTAGAGAGTAGTGATAGCAAGTTGGGTTTTTTACCTGGAGAAAGTCACGAAAAAATGGCGCCATATTTGCAACCATTGATTGACAAGCTTGAGGAATTTTTAAATAGAAGCGACATTGATTTTTTGCAAAAGAATGAACATATTGATTCTGTGCCGGTAGGATTTTTGCGTGGGTTGAATTGGAATGCTAAAGTTATTATTTCAGATGAGTCGCAGAACATGACTACTAAAGAATTGGTGACATTGGTAACCAGAGTTGGAGAGTTCAGCAAATTATTTATATTAGGTGATCCGGATCAATCTGATATTGGAAACAAGAGTGGGTTTAAAAAAATGATTGAATTGTTTTCGGATGAAGATAGTCGAGAAAACGGAGTATATACTTTTGAATTTACTGAGGATGACATTGTTAGGTCTAAACTGGTTAAATTTTTAATTAAAAAAATGAAAAAGATGGGTTAAAGACTATTTATCCTCTGATATATGTCTAATAAAAAAATTACTGAATTGACTCCAATGACGTCTGGAAGTCTTGATACTCAGGACTTATTAGTGGTGGTAGATAGAAGCTTCTCTGAGACCAAAAACATGAGCATACATGAGTTTTCTGGATATTTGTCCAAAAAAGTCATACCCGAAGAAGCCGTTCACGCATTAAATGCGGAATCGGCTGAAATTTCTACTGTGTCAGAAAGAGCATTTATAGCAGACAGTGCTTTAACAGCAAACACCGCGTCTTTTTCTGATAAAGCGGAACTATCTAGTGTGGCAGAGGTCGGCGGAACTCCTTTTAATTCGTTCCTCATACGTTCTTATACAACGCAAAACAGAGACGCTTTGCAGTTCACCACCAAAAACGGAAGTATTATATATAATTCCGATACATCGGCATTTCAAGTGTTTGAAGGTGGTGTGTGGAAAAATTTAATAGTTAATTCTGCTGGAGATGGTAATTTTACCAATTTAACGGCGAGCAACATTCTTGCAATCAGTGCAATCAGTGGCAGTACGTTGCATGGCACCACATCGATCACGTCGCCGATAGGCAACTTCACCAACCTTACATCGAACAATCTTACAGCGAACAATATTACATCTCCAACCGAAGCCTACGAAGCACGTATTGGAAATCCAAACCAAATAGCTCAGTTTCTTTATAGAAAAAATCAACCAAATTTTCTTAATGATAATCAAATAAATGCACTTGATTACTCATATGCGTCAGTTGTAATAGCAGCAACTGGCTCTGAAAATCTTGGAGGATTAAATATGGCGTTGGCAATTGGCGGAACCAGACGTGCAAAAAACGTGTTTCAGACAACCGGCGAATTAGGATTTCACATATTTGATAAAGCTGATCAAAAATTATCACAAAGCTTGATTGCATCTATAGGAGCATTTGCCGAATCTACTGCTAGTGGAGACAGAGGTGGAAATTTGGCATTTTTTACGGTAAAATCTGGATCCAATAACAATTCTCCAAAAGAAGCAAGAGTCGTAATTACACATGATGGAAAATTTGGAGTGGGAATAGTTCCAACAGCGTCAATGGGCGTGTGCACAATAAGAGGAGACTCGTCCGTATTTAATGTTTTATCCAGCAGTGTGTTACACGTAATTAAACATGATGCGGAGTTGGGATTTGACGCGGGAATTTATATCTCGTCAAATCCCCATAATCAAAACGCAGGAAGAGGTGGAGGTATTACATTTCAAAATTCCGATGTTTGTACTGCAGGTATTTATGGTTTAAGAACCTGCGGGCAGACGGGTGGACCTACCAATTGTTGGGGTAGCGCATTATCATTTTACACACATAATGACGTGGACTATAACGTATTTAACAGTACATTTACTGAAAAGATGCGTATCAATCATAAGGGTGATGTTAATATTCATAGTGGAAGTCTCAATGTCAATAGTGGAAGTCTCAATGTTAATGGTCAAATTGCAGGAAAATTTTTCACCTTGCCTGGTACGTTTGGCAATGCAAGCGTAACAACCGCTTCAGTTACAGCTTCTACTAATAGTGTGTTACAAATGACTGTAAGCGGCACATTTGCTATAATGATAACTTCTTCTGCGATTCCTTCGGCTGGCTCAAATTTTACTTTAATTTTAAACCATACTAGTCCTGGTTATACTGGAGCAATTACATTTTCGGCAGGTCAATTTGCTACCGGCAGTAACTACGTTCCTACGTCAACTTTAGTCAGACGTTCTGTTTTTGTTTTCGTTTCTGATGGATCCAAGCTTCTTGAATGTTCTAGAAATACGGGTATTACTTCTTCCTGATTAAGTCTTGATAATAATTTGTATGGATTCTAACAATAAAAGTATAGATGATCTTTTAGAAGAAATTTTAAAAATTTCATTTGAGAAGGCAAAGAATGGAGACGTTGATTTTGCTAAAATTAATGAGTTGGCGTATATTATAAAGAAAAAGTTATTGTATTTAAAATAAGTTGAATAGTTATTGAATTGAGTTAATATGGGCGGATGAAAGAATATACTGAGGTTGAATTACAAACAAACTACGAAAATTTTTTATCTTTAATAAAGTCTTTATTTTCGGGAGAGAGACTTGAAAGGTTGTTATATTTATACGATGAAGATCAGTTTGGATTGCGTTTGATTACCGCGCCGGCTTCTTCAAAGTTACATTTTCACAATGCATATATTGGTGGTTATTTGGATCATATTAATAATGTATATCGGGCGTCTTTGGGGGTAAAGAAGTTGTGGGAAGTGATGGGGGCTACGATAGATTTTACGGATGAGGAGTTGGCGTTTTCGGCGTTGCATCACGATTTAGGAAAGTTGGGTGACAAGCAGCAGGGAGAGTATTATTTGCCACAGGATAACGATTGGTATATTAAAAATCGTGGTGAGGCATTTAAATTTAATTCAAATTTGCAATATATGGATGTTGCGGATAGGGCGTTATATATTTTGCAGCAATATCAAATTAAGTGTAGTTGGAGAGAAACTTTGGCTATAAAGTTGTCGGATGGTTTATATAATGAGGCGAACACTTCTTATTTAAAGAATTACAATAATGATCATGATTTAAAAAGCAATCTTCCTAGAATTATTCACCATGCGGATTATTTGGCGTGTAGGGTTGAATATGACGCGTGGAATTCTGTTAAAAATTCTTGATATAATATTATTTTGGTATATATGTATATATGTCAACACCTATGTTGGGTTGGCACAGATGTATATCCATGTGGAGTACATAAATAGAAAGATAAAATATGAATATTATAAAAAACAATCCGTTATTTCGTTACACATCTCGCGATGAATTTTTGACACCCTTTGATAAAATCTTTGATGATTTTTATAAAGCTACTTCTCCGAATTTTGGCAAGGAATTTGGGGTAGATTTTTTTGAAAAGGGTGCATATCCTAAGATAAATGTGACCGAGTACGAAAATTTGGTGATTATAGAGGCTGGTATTCCTGGTTTGACTAAAGCTGATATTAATGTGGAGATAGAAACGGGAGTGTTAACTATTACAGGAAATAAAGTTTCAAAAAATAACACAAACGATGTAATATGTAATTCGTATCGTGAATTAAAGCATAGTAGTTTTGTTCGTAGTTTTAGTTTGAGTGAAAATATTGATACTGATACAGTTGATGCGAAAGTTGAAAATGGGTTATTAACTATTGTGTTAAAAAAGTTAAAACCGACTAATATTTCCAACAAGAAAAAGGTTAATATTAGTTAAAAATAAAGGTTATATTTGACCTTTAACCCTCGATCAAATCGAGGGTTTTTTTATTTTTACACTATTTATAAAATATGAATAAGTTTAATTTTAAAAATTTGGTAGGAATTACTTCATTATTTATTGCTGCGTGTGCGGCATATTTTTCTATAATTGGAATTGCGATGTTATTTTCTGGTTCTAAACAATCGGCTATAATCATGGCATTTTCGTTAGAGTTAGGTAAATTAGTAGCGACGAGTTATTTATTTAGATATTGGCAAGACACACGCCGGCTTTTAAAGTTTTATTTAACACTGAGTGTTATTGTATTAATGTTTATAACGTCATTGGGTATATTTGGTTATTTAAGTGCATCGTATCAACGGTCTTCGTTGGCAGATAAGGCTAACGAGGAAAAAATTCAAATATATGAATCTAAGAAAACCTCATATGTTGATAAAATTTCACAATCGAAATCGAGAATAAAAAGTCTTGAAGATTTGCGGATCTCGCAGGAACGTAGATTGAGTGAGGCGATGACGAATATATTTATAGCTAGAAATCCTATTCAGCTACAGGAGATACAGTCTCAAACGGTGGAGTTAATTTCCAGCAACGAAAAAAGTATTGAGGGAGAAAACAAAAAAATTCAAGATGCAAACGATGAAATTTTTAAGTTAAATGAGACTATTAATCAGTTTAAATTATCGGGAAGAGAACAAAGTGATATAATTACCTTTAAATTTGTGGCAGATGAATTTAATTTAACGATGGATAGAGTAGTAAAGTGGTTTATTTCTATATTAATATCAGTTTTTGATCCGTTGGCTATTTGTTTGTTATTGGCGTATAACAACATTATATTTTTGGAAGACAAAAAAAAAATAATATAGTTGGAGAGAAAATTATTGACAATAAAAGTTTACATAATACTGTAGGAAGAAATCTGAATGCGTCTAATGCTAAATATAAAAACGTTAGAAAGCATGATATTTTTTCTAGATTGTTTAGAAATAATTGATTTTGGAAAAAGATTTTAATATATAGTTTATATTATGGGTGATGAAAATATAACTGAGGTTTTAAGATTATTAAAGAAATCAATCAAAACAAAAGATTGGGAGTATGTTTTGGAGTCGATAGACTATCTAGAAGAATATGTCGAAGACGATTCAGACGATGAAAAATACTAATTTAAATGGATCATATTTTACTTATATTGTTTATAATTTCTTTAATTGGAAATATTATATTATTTAAGTTATTTCGTATAAATTTAACTAAAGTGGATATTTACGAAGCTTGGATTTTAGGATATAAAAATCAAATTGAAGAAACGTATCAGGCGTTAAAATTTGTAGATGAAAAACAAATATTTGAAAAAGATGATGAAGTTGGTTTTGTATTTTCTGACATATTGAAAATTATCAAAGATTTAAGGACTAAAATTTATGAAGAAGAAACTACTAAAGAAGAATAAAATGCGAAAAGTGCGTAAAATAAGTAAACCCAAGTCTTTTTTAAAATCAAAAAAGTTTTTTAAAAAACAAAATAAAATAAAAAAAATTAAGGTGATAAATATAACCGACTCAGTTAGTTCTAACAATATTAAGCCGGTCGAAGTTGTTAGAAAACGTTCAGGAAAAGGAAAAATGTATTTTACAAAAGAAACTGAGGATGCAATTATTTCTTACAACAACGAGGTTGACGATCTTATAAAAAATCAAATTTTTGAGACTAAGATAAAATTTGCTTTGGAAAAATTGGTAGAGAATATATTTAATACTTTTAAATTTACGTATTTTGATGTAGGTCCGTTAGAAGTACAAAAAGAAACTTTATCTCATCTTGTAGCAAATCTGCATAAGTATGAATCTGGAAAAGGAAAAGCTTTTGCATATTTTAGTATAATAGCAAAAAACTATTTAATTTTTCATAATAATACCAATTACAAGCGATATAATCAACATGTAGATATTAGCGAAGAAAATGAAGAAAACACGGTAAGATTACAATCTGAAGATTCTCACTATAAAAATGTAGAGACACAACAGTTTATAAAGATGATGGTAGAATATTGGGAAAAAAATTTAAATGATATTTTTTCTAAAAAAAGAGATTTGAAAATTGCGGAAGCCGTTGTGGAGTTATTTAGAAATAGTGATCGAATAGATTATTTCAATAAAAAAGCATTATATCTTTATATTAGAGAAATTTCTTCTTGCAAAACGCAGCAGATAACCAAAGTAATTAATAAAATGAAAGAGTATCAAGATAAAATAACGAGGTTATATATGGAACATGGAAAAATTTGATAATAAGTATTACGCTTATCAACTTGTCGATTCTTCTGACGGCAAGACTTTTTATGTTGGTAAAGGTTGTAAGAACCGAATGTATAAACATGAAAAGGATGTTAGATTAGGAAAAATTCCCAATAAAACAAATTATAAATTATATTATAAAATAAAAAAATTAATTGACGAAAACATTCCTATATTGTACGAAAAATTAACCGAAAATGTTAATGAGTTAGAAGCTTTAGCCTTAGAATCTGCATTTATAGAATATTATGGAATAGAGAATTTATGTAATTATTTCAAAAGTTGGTCAGGAAAATCTTTCAGAAGCGAACAGACTAGAAAAAAACAAAGTTTGGCGAATAAAGGACCAAACTCTTATATGTATGGCAAACCCAAAACGGCGGATCAAACTTTAAAAAATAAAATTGCTCACTTGGGAAAGAATAACTATAGATATATACATAAAAAGTATACATTTTATAATAAAAATCTTGATATATTAGAGACTTTAACTCCTTACGATTTTAGAAAAAAATATAACATAGATAGTGGCGGGTTACATTTATTTTTGAAAGGAAAACGTTTTTCTATAAAAGGCTGGACGTTAGGAATTCCACTGGAAGATATTGAAAAAAACCGAAGATCCAAAATAAGTAAAAAATTAAAAGGAAAGGCTAAAACTATAACCCACCGTAAAAACTTATGGAAAAATCGAAAAAAAACTTGATAATGTGATATATTTATAAACATCATGGATTTACAAGATATTGAAATATATAAAGGAAAGTCATTTTCTTCTTTATGTAAAGAGATTGTGGTTAATCAAAACGAAAAAAAGGACCAGTTAGACGTATTAATTAGCGAACTGCGGGCTTTAATTAAGACGGTTAATGATGCTATGATTATAGTTCCTTTAATTAAGGACTATATGGATGTGGGTGTAAAAAATGACGAACAGTTAGTTAAACTGGCGGCAGTTATTCAAAGAATATTATCAAGGCAAAATGAAAGTGGCGATGGATCAGTAGCCATGATAACTGATGCAGAAAGAGAAGAATTAATGCGAGAAGTGGAAAATATTCAAGCCGGACATAATAGTTCTATAAAAATTAAGGATATATCATGAGTTATACTGTAAATAATAACGTAGTTAATACGGCAAACGAAGATTATAACTTATTGTATACTCGTAGAGATGCTAAAAATCTTGTTGAAAATGTTTTTAGTTATCAGTTTGAACCGGGTTTGGTATTAGATGTTCTTTTAAACGATTCTCATCCCAAGTTTAAAAATGAAAAAATGGGAAAAATGAACGATCCACAAGATCGTCCTATTAATTATAATGGAGAAGAAGCAAAAACTACAGATAACTCTTATTTTGTTATTGGCAGCGTTTTAGTAAGATTGTGTTATTCTCAACAAAAAAAAGATCAATCTGAATTAATTTGGGCCTGTCCGTTAGACAATTCATTTTCTACATTTCCACTTCTAAATGAAATAGTACACGTCGTAAAAATATTTGACACTTATTATTATACTAATAAAGTAAATACTAGAAATTTTTCTAATACATCTGCGGATTTTAGATATGAACAAACTTACGGAAAAAGATCTAGAAATACGTCTTACGAAGAAGTGACGTTAACCGGACCAGAATCAAAGCTAGATTCTACTAAAAATTCTAATCAGAACAGTTTTAACGGAATTTTAGGTAATTATTTTTGGTTTAATTCAAGAATAAGAAATTTAAGAAGATTCGAGGGTGACAGTGTATTTGAAAGTAGATTTGGACAAAGCATCAGGATGGGATCTTATGATGATAACAGAAGCAATGACAAGGGAAACTATACTGATTACAAAAGTGGTAAAGATACACATGGTGGCGGAAATCCGATGATATTAATCCGAAATCGTCAACGTCCATTAACGCAAGATAAAAAACAGACGTTGCATCCACTTTTAAATACCATATCGGATATTTCTTCTTCATTAAATGAAAAAAATGTGGGCGGATACATGATTGAAGATATTAATAACGATGGTTCATCAATTCATATAACTAGCGGACTTACTGTTTCAAAGTTTAGAACCACTTGTTATAAAAAATATTTTTCAACAGATAAACAAGAAGAACAGTTAAAGTTTATTCCGTCGGAAGCTACAAAATTTAAAACTCCGGTCTTTAATAAAGATCAAATTGTGATTCATAGTGATAGATTAATTTTTGCTTCTAGGTTTAACGAAACCATGCATTTTTCAAAGAAAAGATATATGATAACCACGGATAGTGAATACACCGTGGACGCGCACGATCAAATTGTATTGACTACAAATCAAAAAACTGTGATAAATTCGCCCGCGATTTATTTAGGCGAATATAATAATACCAATGAACCAGCGTTATTAGGTCAAACAACGGTGGATTGGTTATATGATTTATGTTGTTGGTTAGAAGAACACGTTCATCACTATGAACATTCGCATTCTCATTCTGGTGAAGCGTCTCCATCAGACACTCAAGTTCCTGTTCAATTAACAGAACTCCGTGCGTTGCGTGATCGATTACATACCTGTTTAAGCCGAAGAGTATTTTTAACAGGAGGTGGATATGCGACAGGAGCAAATGGAAAGTCTATAACCGATGGAGTAAATCCTGTTTCAATAGAAAATATTGACAGTGAGATCGGGGTTTCAGGAATTCCTGGCGGTTGGACAGGTCGTAGCAGAAGATTGGATGCTGTATTTGATGACGAAACTGTGAGTGCAGCAGAATCTCAAATAGAGTCTTCTATGAACGATATATTAGAGGAATTTGGAGAGACATTATCTCCTGCCGAATTGACCGTTTTATTGTCTGACGTAATAGATCAATCTTTAGCAGAATAAAAAATATGCCTACATATACAAATTTACCATCAACGCCAAGTTTACCATCGATACCAAGTTTACCATCGATACCAAGTTTACCATCGATACCAAGTTTACCATCGATACCAAGTTTACCATCGATACCAAGTTTGCCATCGATACCAAGTTTACCATCGATACCAAGTTTACCATCGATACCAAGTTTGCCATCGATACCCGAATTTAAGGTTCCTAACATATCAGGCAATCTCAAATCTATAGCAGATAAAATTGATATTTCTAAAATAAAAATACCCAACGTATCTAAACTTTTAAATTCATTACCTAGTGTTTCTATAAAATCTCCAATTCCACGATTGCCATCTTTTACGTTGCCAAAATTATCGGCAAAGTTACCAGTTTTGAAATTATCTATACCCAAACTACCTTCAATACCAAATTTACCATCGATACCAAGTTTACCATCGATACCAGGTTTACCATCGATACCAGGTTTACCATCGATACCAAGTTTACCGCCGATACCAAGTTTACCGCCGATACCAAGTTTACCGCCGATACCAAAAGTCAACTTGCCAAACTTTAATAAAATGAAAAATACGATAGCTTCAAATTTAAAATCTAAAATTCCTAAAATGATTAACAATTTTAAATTAAACTCTAGCTTGCCTTCGCTTCCGAGCTTGCCTTCGCTTCCGAGCTTGCCTTCGGTTCCGAGTTTGCCTTCGGTTCCGAGTTTGCCTTCGGTTCCGAGTTTGCCTTCGGTTCCGAGTTTGCCTTCGGTTCCGAGTTTGCCTTCGGTTCCGAGTTTGCCTTCGGTTCCGAGTTTGCCTTCGGTTCCGAGTTTGCCTTCGGTTCCGAGTTTGCCTTCGGTTCCGAACATCTCTAGAATTGTTTAATAGTTTATTTAAATAAGTTTATATTTATAATATATGAATACTGAGACATTTAAGAAAATGATAAAAGAAACTGTAAATGAGGAATTAAAAGTTGTATTGCCACAAATACTAAATGAGTTCTTTTCAAGAAACCCATCTTTACCTAAAAATAACGAGGGGAGTCTTAAAAAGATATTAGATGCTTCAAAAGGTGTAAAAGAAACAAAGACAAATTTAGAAAAAAAAACGTATATCAAGAATAATTCGGTGTTGAATGATATTTTGAATGAAACGGTTGTCAAAATTCCTAACGATAATGAAATATCTCCCATAACAAATTCCACGCCGTCAGTCTTAAATAATACTGAAAACTTGCCTGATACGTTGTCTTCTGTTTTTACAAAAAATTACTCTTCTTTGTTAAAAGCTGTAGATGAGAAAGTCAAAGAAAAAAGATTATAAATGACTATAACTTCCTCATATTCTCCTATCGGATTAGAAGTGCCTTTTACAAGAGGTAATAATGGTTATTTTCAACAAACGTTCGATACTAACAGTCAAGTAAAACAAAATCTTTTAAATTTTTTAAAAACTAAAAAAGGAGAAAGACGAATGTTTCCTCAATTCGGCACTAAATTATATGATGTAGCATTTGAACAAATTGATGAAACTACAATCGAAATAACAAAAAATATAATAAATGAAGAAATAAAATATTGGGTACCAGAGGTCACGATAGAGAAAATTATAATTTCTGACAAATCTGATAGGGAAAATACTGACGGATATAAAATATACATTTCTTTAGATTTTATTATAAATAAAACTAATGAATCGGATAATTTAGTGTTGGAATTACAATCTAATAGAATTTAATTATGGCAACTATATTAGATAAAAATTTTAAACCTCAGGCAAGAGAAGTAAAATATCTCAGTCGAGATTTTAATCAAATTAAACAAAATTTAATAAATTTTGCAAAACAATATTATCCTAAATCGTATAAAGATTTTAGTGAAGCTTCTCCTGGAATGATGTTTATAGACATGGCATCATATGTCGGAGACGTTCTTTCTTTTTATATTGATTATCAGTTCAAAGAAGGACTTATAGAATTTTCAGAAGAACGAAAGAATGTAATAAATTTGGCAAAATATTTAGGATATACTACAAAACCATCTAAACCATCAATTACTACTTTAGATTTATACATGATCGCTCCAGCCAAAAGAAATTTGGACGGAAAGTTTTCGCCCGACGAAAGATACATGGTAAGTATTTCGGAGGGAATGGAGGTTGTTTCTTCGACAGGAGTTTCATTTTTAACAACCGACGAGGTGAATTTTTCTTTAAAAAGTGAACTTTTTCCTAGAACCGATGAAGTATTTTCTAGAAATGATGTCGGTGAGCCTGAATTTTATTTATTAAAAAAGTCTGTTCAAGCTTATAGTGGTAAAAAAATAACTAAATCTGTTATAGTGGGATCTGACGAACCAAATTTAAGAATTGAATTCACTGAGAATAATATTATTAAAATTTTAAATGTAAAAGATGCGGATAATAATACGTGGTATCAAGTAGATTATCTGGCTCAGGATTTAATTTCGTTATCGGTTGAAAATAACCAATACGATTTTGAAAAATTTTCAAAGTTTAAATCTACCGTTCCTAATATTATAAGATTCTTACGGACCAATAGAAGATTTACAGTGAATGTAGATGAAAACAATAAAACGTTTTTACAATTTGGTCCATCTACAGATAGTATAGAAGAAGAACTTTTGGTGCCAAATTCCGACAACATAGGAGTTGGTTTTTCAAATATAAGTAAATATAATTTGACACTAGACCCTACTTCTTTTTTGAAGTCTAATGCATACGGATTGTCGCCGTTTAACACTACGTTAGAAATAACATATGTTGTTGGGGGTGGAATAGAATCTAATGTAAACGTCGGCGATATTACAAAAGTAAGTAAAATAGAATTTATAGATTTACATGAATATTTACCGACCGAAGCGGCATTAATAGGCACTATAAAAAATAGTTTAAAAGTTGAAAATTCAATTTCTGCTATAGGAGGTTC